AGTTGACAGTTGAAGAGGCGGCGTCTTTTGAGTCCAGGCCGAAGGGCCGCGCAAGAATCCAACTACTCCTAGCTCTGCTGCTACCTTGCAGAAGCGAATCGCCGAGATGACGACCCCACCAGAGTTAGGTGAGTCTTGAACTGAGAGGCGGCATGAGAACTCGTAGCGAGCTCCTGCAAAGCCGTAAGCAACCATGTCGATGTTACACACTTTGTTGTCAGATCCGACATACTGGCCACCTGGCTTCTGAAAGACAGTGAGCGACGGACCGGCGTACAACGTCATCCCAGCGATCGACTCGTTGCGTACGGAATTCTGTCCCTTGAGAACGTTCTCCTTTGAGATGTGCTTGTTGTGCAAGCGCTCCTTGTTCACCATGTTGAGGAAATCAGTGTTTGCGGTGCGACCGGTGCGGATGTTCTCCTGCCCCTGGGTTGACCCACATGCCATGTTCATTTGGATATGCTGAGTGACGTACAGTCCAGAGTCAAGCATCGCTCCCTGCAACACTTCTGAGAGACGAGAAGCGCCCCAAGCAGAGCGCATGTCTGAGCCGACGATCGTCAACCCAGCGTCGATGAACTTTTGCTCATACTCTTGGGTTTCCTCGGTCGAGATCAGCGTCGGGATGCAGTTCACAACGTGACACTCGGCCTTGATCGCAGCGTCGATGTACCAACGGCTAGCTTGCTCCGATCCAACTGGGAGGTAGTTGATGAGGACGTCGACTCTGTGGTACTTCAAGAGCTCAACGACACGCTCGAACGGCTCGTGGGGAATCGCGCCGGTGCGGAATGAAACATCTTCAGGGAAGTCAAGCATGTACGGAGCGATCCCATCAAGCTCAGGCCCTGAGTAAACGATCGCGCCCTTCTCGACGCAGCTGGTCAAGCCATCATCTACCAGTTTAATAACGTGATCCATCGCGCAGTTCGGCTTTGCTCGCAGTGCATCGATCAAGAGATGGTTGACCTTGCGAATGTCGACGTCAAAACCACACACGAACTGAATGTCATGGGCAGTATACCCACCGATGTCATGGTACATTAACCCGATCTTGTCATCTGGATTCTCGTTGTAGTACTGAACACCTTCCACGAGGGACTTTGCACAGTTACCTACTCCGACGATTGCTACTCGAATTTTCTTAGACATTTGCTTTCTCCGTTGAGCAGCTAAAGCTGCTCTGATTGATGAACCAGAGCTAGCTCAAGGAGACTAACTTACGGCCCATTATGAGAGGAATCAGTTTAGCGTCGATCAAGTTTCTCAACTTGCCTCTTTTGACTCGTTCAAGCACCTGCTTGACAGAGATTAGGACGGTGATGTTTATCACGAACATTATTTATTCTATCTCAAGCGACGAGCAGTGTACATTTTACCAAACTCCACGAGCAACGTATGACGTTCCAAGCTTGAGCTTAAGGATCACGTAGATGTACTTACAATTTGTCTTGTAAAGCTCATCTAGGGATCTTAACTTTATCGTCTTTGCTTCAAGCATCTCCGTGTGCAGCTGAGCTACAGGCCGCAGCATGAAGTTAGTAAAGATTCCCTCTGGTGGAATGACTACTTCATCACTCTTATAATCATCTAAGATTTGAGAGTATCGCTCGAGCATCTTCACCCACTCATGATAGTCAGCGGTAATTCCGTAAGTTTCACTCTCGATGAATGAACTTTGCTTGATCGATTGCAGCACTAGATCATCATCATCAACTTTATCTAAGATCATCTCTGTAGGTCTCTCTTTAATTGTTCAAACATCTCAGCTCGTTGAATCTCATCATACCTGTCAATGAAGTCTTGGTCGACGTGAAGTAAGATTCCGAACTTGATCTCATTGAAGGTAAGAACGTCTCTGAAGACGTCTACCTTCTCAACTGTGACAGGACGGTTTATATCACTGGTAAGTTCATGTGACAAACCATGACCTATCGACCTGAAGAGTGCAACTTGGTCTACTCCGGAGTATCCGTTGATCACTCGGTCAAACGCAGCACTGAAAGAACTGTTGCTCTCTAGGTGAGTGATTAAAAACCAGTTAGTTAAGTCAATTAAGCGTGAATGAAAACTTGAACCTTCTACCAACTTACAGTTCATACCCGCGATCATTACCTTAAACCTCGTCGCGACCGAGAGCTTGTCTTGAGGGTCAAAGTTAACGTTCATAGCGTAAGGTAGGGAAACACACTGTTGCTTCTGGGAAGTGAGCCTTGCTTTACCTTGCTAGAAAACTCTCTCAACTCGCTCTTCCAGATCGCTAACATGGTCAAGCTTGAAGTACTTGACTGTTCAATGCTGTAGAAGAACAAGCGATGGTCATCTACACGAGGCTCTTCGACGAGAGGGTCATTCGCTGCGGTTCCAGGAACGATGTCGGTTCCCAACGGAGCTTTTAGCTGAGCGTCAAAGAGCTCTCTTAGATCAGAAGCTTTCATCAAAACTCCAAGAGCGACTTTATCTTCGACGTGCGCTGCTCTATCAAGCGCACGTTCTCAACGTCATTGACGAGATCCCAACGGTAGTAGCGTCTGGCAATCTTCAGGTTCTCAGGTGACATGGTGTTCGATTACCTTCATGTAGTTTGCAGTGTACCAAACTAAAAAGTCAAAAGGCTCTTCTTCTGAGTTAATAGAATGTCATTTAGACAATTTTCAACCAAATTCCAACGATAATACTTTCTAGCGAGATGGACACTGCGAGGTTTTTCCATGTACTGGAAAAACTCTACACCGTCCATCTTGTACCAAGCTTCAGGCCAAGAGTACAAGCTCCAACCTGAGTTTCGAGCTACCATCTCGTGGAAGGCATCCTTGAAGATCTCTGTCAACTCTTGGCGCTGTTCGCGTGTTCCAGTAAACGGAGTTCCCTTGTAGTGACCAGTAGTAGGGATACGCCTCGTCTCATCCTCGATCGGCAACGGAGTAACGAGCTCGATCGGCCGGTCAAGAGCTCTTAGCTCAACTTCATATCGCTTGAGTAGATCTTTCGTGTAAACGATCGGGTCAGCTTCACGATAAATGTGGTGCCTGATGTCAATGTTTCCCCAGTAGCACGTCAAGCTATCGATCTCTTTGAGATCAAAGTCATAGTCAGCGATCTCCTTCGCGATCGACTTCTTCAAGATGCCCGCTAGTGTTCTACCGTCGCGCCTGAGTACCATCGATCTGGCCTTGTAGACCGAGTGAGCATGTGAGTCACCGATCGTGAGGTGTCGTACTTTCCCAGGAGCATAGTACAGTGCAGGTTCGGTGATCGTCGTGACGTTCTGACACCTGTAAGACACTGCGTCCCAGTCAACGTTGGCCCAGTACGGAGACTGAGTTCCCTTCTTCACCTTACAGAGCTGACCGTAGTCAGGCATCTTGAAGTCAAGTGAGATGTACTTGATGTGGTCATGTTGAGGCCAAGCAAGCCGCTCGTAGAACTTTGCTGCATGCTCTACCATTCCGTCAAAGACGTTCAATGCTTGCACGTAACCCTGGCGAGCTTCATGAAAGTCCATCCCATGGTAGATGAAGATCGTGTCAAACTCACGCCAGTCTTTCGAGTGGCGTGGAACATCATCATCAAGTACCTTAACGTCAAACCCCAAGTTCTTCAACTGATTTGCTCGAAGGTGTGCCCAGCTTGATTGGTGTGAAAACTCACTCGAAGCCAACTTTCGGCTGATCAAGTCAATTCCTGCGTTCATGCTTCAATCCTGTAACTTCGTTATAAAAGTCAAACTCACCGTACAGCTGATCGTCTCGCGACGGTTGAATTGTATCACGAACTTTGACTTCAGGTTTCTTTTTCTTCAACTTCTGCTTAATAGCAGAGATGATTTGAGATACTTGCTCAACTGACTTTAGTGAGTTCACTCTGACTTCCAGTTCAGATCTAAAGGCTCAAAGTATAGCTTAATTGGAATGAAGTATATCGGCGGAGGGGTGATCGTAGACCAGTCAAACTCAACAGGAACGTCATACGCGATCGTTACGTGAGGAATGTAGTCAACGTAGTCATGAGTTGCCCCTTGCTTCACCAACTTTTCGTGAACTTCAATGAGCTCAGGAGCTTCAAGCATGATCACCAACGCATCGTCGAGTAGCTTGAGTTGAGTTGGCAAGAACCTCCAACCCAAGCTCTTCAACGCGTCGCGGTCAAGTGAAGTTTGACGTACCTTAGGGATTACAACTCTACTGTAGATCACCGTCGTGTGAAGCTCAGATGGATTGATGAGGTTGGGAATCTTCCAAAGCTTTCCCCACTCTTCGATGATCGGCATGATCGCGTCATCATACTTTACCGCTGCGTAAGTTCCCTTCCGTCTCTCAAGCAGAGAGGAAATTCCGTTGAAGCTCACAGCACAACTTCCATCGCGGTTACTCCAGGCATGTACTTTCCTAAGTCTTGAGGAGAAAGCAGACAACAGTAGCTTAAGTCACTCTTCGCGGTCTTCTTTGAGTAGCTGGTAGTAGGGTGAGGTCCTACCGGTGCTAACATCATGCTCATGCGTGGAATCATCGTGTGGATGCATGACTCTCTCATGAAGAGGTCAAGCAAGATCACCGGGCTCAGGTAATAGTCATGAGTGTCAGGGTGCATCAAGAAAGCTTGATAGTTGCTAGATGAACACTGAGTAATCTGCACGGTGTCTACCAACTTTGTCTCAGCGTCAACGACGAGCAAGTTCCACGACGACGGAACGTTGAAGTCAAAGTTGTTGATGCGAACGCTGACGGTAGGCCCGATCGTTTCCTCAAGCAAGCGAATCGGCTTGAGCATGAAGTCATTGTGCTCAACGTCGTAGAACCAACTATACTTCGGTACGACTGGTCCCGACACGTTGTCAATGATGTACGGAAACCCATATTCTGGTAAGATTAGCACGTTATCTTATGCCTCAGAGGGGAGAGACTCATTGAGTCTCTCCCTAGATCAAGTGAAATTATATCACTCTTGTCTCTTGATGAAAATTAAGCTTGGTTCATCCAATCTGCAGCTGAGGCTAGGTCGTCAAAGACGTGACCACCGTTTCTCTTTACCATCTCTTTAACTGCACCAAGTGACCTCCACTGAAAGTCAGTAAAACTTTCTCCATCTTCTCTGAGCCGAACGAAGACGGTTCTCTCGGGTCGCTTGTTGCTGTCATCGATCGCCTCAGCGATCGAGTACACGCCAGTCATCTTGGGCGTGATGACGTAGAGACAAAAGTTACACGTCTCACGCTCGCGAATCTCGTTGGCCATCGCGATCGGAGTCCAATCTTCAACGACCGGGTTGAAGTGATCGATCGTCAATTGAGGGATGAGCTCATCCCTCCAGGTAGAGTTGTTACAAGTTCCACCCAAGAAGACTCGTTTCATACGTCTACCTTAGACTCTGTGAGCGCAACGATCTTCGCTTCCTTGAAGCGCTTGTAGTTAGCATCTGTCAAGCCGTGCTTGTGCTTGAGGTAAGCTTCTACCGTTTCTCTCTCAGCAAGGTAGTCAAGCACGTTCTTGACCTCAGAGATGTTCTCGTACTCTACCCCGAAGAGGGTGTCCGAGGGCTTCGAGAGAACTAGAACGTTACGCTGCTTGGTGGGAGTGCCTTGTCCCTTGTCATACTTAAACTTCGCGATGGTTACTTTCATTTGAATCTCCTGTGGGTTGGTTGGTACAATTAAATCGCTTCCAGACTTCGGCGATGATCCTCATGCTGATCGCGTCTGGGTGATCAGCTGAGTAGTCTACTCCATCCTTGAGTTGAGCTGTCCAGGGTACTTCCCACAACTTGAATTCATTGCGGATCGTGGTGCCTAGCCCGTGGTGAAACTTGGTTAGCTCTTCAAACGGAGTAGATAGAAATTCTTGTCTTAGATCAACAGGCGCCTCTTCAAGCCACTTACTTACGGTGTTTACGTATTCATCAAAGTTAGACATGATTTCCTCAATATTTTAATTTCTTGGTCGACGTGGTGGGGTATTGAGCCTCAGCGTAGTACTTCTTCCGGTCCTTGAAGTGCTTCTTCGCGTACTTCAGCTTCGAGTACGCGTCAACCACGAAGATCTTGTTCTTGTCACCCTTCTTGCGAAGGCCTCGTCCTACTGCTTGGATGCACTTGACGAATGACTTACCTGTGTCAAGCAAGACGAGACAGAAGATGCGATCGATGCTGATCCCAGTTGACGCGATCCCCGCTGACGCGATCACGATCACGTCATCACGATCAGCATACTGTTGATACTGCTCTTGTCTAAGCTCTGAAGAGTGACTTCCGTCAAGATACACCGAGTCTGGGATCAAGCTTGCGATTTCACGCCCTTGAGCAAGTGACTGAGTGTTGACTAACACCATCGTGTTGCCGTACGTAGCTCTCAGCTCTTGAATGTACTTCGCAAGCGCAGCGCTTCTAGCATCATGTCGAGTTAAATATGCTCTCTCGGCCGCGTAATCAGGCAGCTCAGGATCTTCATCATCGGTCTCTACAGGTTGAATCATGATCTCCGAGAGGTAGCCTTGCTCGATCAACCATGCAGCTGGAACTTCTCGAACGATGCGCCCGATCGACAGCTTCAAGTTATACTGATCAGTCTCGCTCTTGGGAAACGTGCCAGTAAATCCGTAACGGTGCGAGATGTGTCGTCCGTGGTTGTTAATCAGCTCACGAATCACTGTCGCCTTCGTTCCGTGAGCTTCATCGACGATCACAGCGTTGAAGTAACTCATGTACTGCGGCACGTTCTGCAGTGACTGCCACGTCGCGACGACGATCGGGTGATCGATGTCTTTTTGGCTTCCAGAGTACTCCCCGATAGTGACCGGGTGGTTGACAAGTCTAGCACGAAATTCATTCACCGTCTGAGTTACGAGATCGCTTGAGGGAACGATGATGAGGGTTTGCAGTCCGTGAGTGTGCAATACCATCGACAGTGCTGCACACATTGAAGTATTGTGATGAAGAACACCATCAGCCGTATAATATACATGCGCTGGGTGATCTATTTCAATATCATAAACATCAGCGTCTGATGAACCGTTAAGAAGGTTCTTAACGGACTGATGTCCAGTTGAAGTTTGAATCAGATCACCAATTGTTAAATCACATGCACAAACCTCAGTATTGTGTGAAATGAACCGATGTGTTGTTGCGCATTCTATCTTTAAGTCTCCAAGATCAACAATAATTGTAGCTGACCTTTTTTTAATAAAACCAATTACCGATTGTTCACCCGTTGGCGTAGAGATGGTAATTTGAACATTAGATGGATGATATAGCTCATCATTCACAAATTGGTGTTGTTTCAGTCGTGAGATAGCTTTGAAGAGCGTTGACATCTTCGTGGTAATGTTTTCCATCATCGGTATTGATCCATTTTTCATATTTATTAAGAAGTTCGGTCTTTTCGATGTCACATCGATATGATTTAAGCTGATTTTCTTTTCCACCGATCCAACGTAAATTTACAGGGCTTGCGATAACTATAGGTAAAATTCTTGTTCGATACCCCATTGCAATTGAATAGATATGATCAAGATGATACCATTTCACTGGTTTCTTATCAATGTATGATCGTGATATTTTTGTTATCATTCTAACAGCGCTATAATACTCTCGGTGAGCCATCTTATCAATGATAATCCAATTCCGATCATTCATTACCTGGATCATTCGGTTGCACCGTTCTTCCCAAGCATGAACACCATGTTTATCTATGAATCGTTGTTTAGATAAACCTTTGCTTGCGTTGATTCTAAATAATTCTTCAGCTGGTTTACTGTTAATCGTTGATTGCCATGTTTCTTGACGGCGTTTCCAACGTGTAGTTCCATCAACTTCTCCAAATTTGATGATGCATGTTTCTAATGAAAATGTCTGTTGACGTTTTCTTAGTGCATCGCGAGCAGCCTCTTCATTCAATCCCTTGTTCATAAAATATGACAATGATGTTGTTACAAGCTTTTTGTTTTTATCATGATACTTAATCGGTCCTTCTACTTCACCATATCGTTCAATATAGAACTTTAGTGATCCACAATCACAGTTCTTAGGTCGATAATTTCTTGTCTTGTTAAGGCAATATTTGTTATACACAATATTAGCTTGGTCAAAATCAAGAACCGTATCAAAACGAGCCCTTGTTATCTTTGATTGATAATTAACAACACAACCATGGGTCTTGACATAAACCAATCTCATATCAATATCAATTGATGATATTTGTAGCTCATCACCACATATCTTACATTGTGGATTTGTTTGAAATTCATCAAATCTATAGTTAAACCCAAGCTCCATCAATATCACAGATAATTTCAATGAATTTATACTGCAATATTGTTTCAATCCAGCGATTGTTGTTATGGTTTTCACCCGATTGCCAGATTTGTACTCATAATAAATTTCATTCTTCAGTTTCGATTTCATCAATGATCCTTTTTAACTCAGTGGATACATTGATATTTATTAAAGTGTCACCAGACAGACATTTTCCGGAGCCTGTCGCACAGATCGCAAATCCAGTGCCCTCTGCTAGTAAGCCGTTGACTACCTCAACTTGATAAGGTCTGAGCTTAAAGTCAGCAAGCTTGAAGAAGCTCTCATCGACACGATCAGCGATGACAGGGGCAGGTAAGCGCTTGTCAACCAAGCTAACTTCATAGTTCCACGAGCAAAGGTAAGGGACGATCTCGTCAAGTAGCTTGGTGTAAGTCTTACCAGTCTTCTCAAAGAAGCGAAGCTTGCCATCCCAGCGCCTGAGTTGAAACTGGGGCATGTGAAAGTAGCCATCAACGAAGACCCCAAACTTGTTCCAAAGGATCTCGAGGTGCTCGGGCCGCAACCCGTTGATCTGGCAGTTTACCTCATCAAGAACGTTGATGGTGCAATACAGGTTACTCAAGTGGAAGTCCTTCTTGCTTGAGTAACTCTCGTGCTACCTCAATGATCTCTTCAAGCTCATCTAGGTCAAGCCGAACTTTACCTGGTTCAATGTTGTCATCAAACTGAGTCAAAATGATGAACGAACCTCCAGCTTCATCATCGATGCTTACGTGAGTCACCCCATGCCCGAACACTGGATTTACGTCAGGTCTGTGAACCGAAACCGTCATGATCGTTTTCATGTTAACTCTAAGTCTTTGAAGTCAATGACTTCGATCTGACGTTCTGAAGTCACTTGACTTTGCAGCGAGCTGAAGATCGTTGACATGTACCCAGACATTTTCTCGGCGCTCTTGTAACAATGGTACACGCTTCCGCTCTCACCGTAGAAGTCAAGCAATTCACCCTTGTCTTCAACTCGCGTGATCCCAGAGTTCATCTTCCAAGAGTCACCGTTCAAGTATCCACCATACCACCCACCGAACACTCGATGGTGAACGTTGCCTTTGTTCGTGATCTTCAAGATCACCCACACGTCAGGAGTATACTCGCTCATCGATGTGTCTCCAAGATACTTCTCAAAGTGTTCTTGAACTTTAACTTGCTAGCATCTGACATACAGTCATGAGCTGCACCTAACAAAGTCAAGCTGTCGATCGCTGAGATGATCTTGTTGACAGTTTGATCTACTGGAGCAAATGAAGCTTCATAGCTGGTCAAGATCGAGCACTTCGGAAAGTCACACAGCACCCCGTCTACATGAGAGCACCCTTTCTCGAGGTAAACTCTACACTGCTTCGTTGGGTCACTCATCAGTCTTCCGTTCTTCGTTAGAGAATCCACAGCTGGGACACTTCAAACACATGATGAGCTTTGGACGTGAGTAAGTTAACTCAGATTCTCGTTCACTTAATTCACGAGACTCTAGTGCTACTCTCTTCTTTAGTTCTACGTTACAATTTGGGCATCGTTTCATAGCGTTACATGTTCAAGTTGAGCCACTCGGAGCTTTACCACGTTGTTCAAACTCCACCCTAGTGACTTGAGGGCTTCGACGATCGCTTCTAGCTTTCGCTTCACGTGTACGATCTCAAGAAGGATCTCAGTAGCAGCCACAAACTGTGGCTCGCTCTTGATGTACTGCTGAATGTCTCGAGTACCGAGAGCTCTCTGATTTGTCTCGTTCAGCTTTCGGTAGAGAGTTGACTCTATCTCGTCGATCTTCATCCGAACGGTTTCCTCGATCGTCTTGCACTCTTGGAGCATCACGTCATAGAACATGAGGTTCTGTGCATGCTCCTTAACAGCTTCCTCAAGGTGTTTACCGTCAAGTTGAAAGAGTGGAGCAGCTGCCTCGATCAATTGCTCATAGACTAGCAAGCGTCCCGGGATCCGATTGAGAACTACGTCACCGATCGTTTCAGTAATTACTGACACTTATGATCCAGTTAAGAAACTTTGCAAAGAATATCAGTTGACGGGATGATCAAGAAGGTATCACCTTCATGCTTGACTTCCTTCGCTTCACCCTTCACGAAGATCACTCTGTCACCCACGCCAACGGGGACGTCAACGTGGTTTCCCTTCTTGTCAGTCGTACCTGGACCTACTGCTACCACAAATCCCTCGATCGGAACGTTTGGCTCCGTGATGTTGGTAACGATGATGCCTGACTCGGTTTGCTTCTTTGCCTTGACCGGGTAGACCATCACGAGGTCTCTCAAGAGAGTAAAGTTAGTCTTAGGTTTCATGTCATGTCCTCTAGTAACCAATTGTAATCAAACTGCCACGGAGATCCGTGCTGAGCACGGTCATCTAGGTAGCGAAAGATGCTGTGATCTCCGTCATTTTCTAAGATCACCGTCCACTCTGACGGCTTGTCAAGTTGGTAAAACCGATCGACGGTCTCGGGGTCGTAGCTTACCCTTTCTCCGGTGTCAGAGTTTTCCCATGACAACTTAAAGCGCTTGCTGCGGTACAGTGACTTTAGCATCTCGACGGTGTCACGGCTGTGGACCGTTCCCAACTGAACAGCGTCACGTTTGAGGGTGTTCTTCA